TCTTTCCCTTGATGATTCTGTCTGGGTATCTGATACTTATCTTGCAGAGCTTATTGAACTGCTTAAAGGAAAACAGTTCAAGGAAATGCGACAATGGGTGATTGACAATCCCCAGATCAATATTGTCAAATTCATCAATGACCTTGATCCTTTGATCGAAAACTATATTAAGTGGTCGGCTCTACCCCAGGCAATCATGATTCTTAATCAATATCAACTCAATCATCCAGTGGTTCAGAACAAGCAACTTAATTTTGCGGCTTGTTTGACTGAACTAATGTCAGAGGTCACATTTAAATGACACAAAAAGCCATGATCTTTACTACACTGTATAATGATGCTACTGAAATCGAAAACAACCTTCAGGTATTAGGTATTGATTATGATGTTCTTGTTCTTGATCATCATAAGGAAGCCGTAGAGTTTCTTATGAGCCAAGATAGTTGTGCAGGTCTACCCCAGGCATTTATTGGGGAGACCTGTATTACAAAAATGACCAATGACCAGATAATGAAAGTGTTTGATAAATATGACTCCCTTTGATTTAATTAAGACAATTTATACCAAGAAAAATCCTTATACCTATGATGAAATCAAGAAGAATTACAATTCCTACTTGATCAATGATCACTTCTCATTATTTTCAGATACGATATTTTTATCTAATGAAATGAATAAGATGCATAAGTTGCCGAAAAATCTGCAATTCCGATTTTTACTAAATATTGTGAGTAAGAGAAATTCTAGGTTTGTTAAAATGAACAAGCCCAGTAAAAATCTTAGTGATGATATTGAGGTGGTCAAGGAATATTATGGTTATAGTAATGCCAAGGCAAAAGAAGTCCTACCGCTCCTTAATAAAGAACAATTAGAACAAATAAGAGTGAAAGTGAGTAGACGTGAATCAGGAAAACAATAATGAATTAGTTGATTGGGATCCTTCGGATATGCTAGAGGTGACCTTGAGAGAACCTGATGATTTTCTCAAAGTAAAAGAAACCCTAACACGAATTGGGGTTGCTTCAACTAAAGACAAGAAGCTTTATCAATCTTGCCATATTCTTCACAAACAGGGTCGTTATTTTATTGTACATTTCAAAGAATTATTTCTTTTGGATGGTAATAAATCAACACTTGAATTTAACGATGTTTGTCGTCGTAATACAATTGCGACTCTTCTGTCTGATTGGGGATTAGTTGAGATTGTTCGTCCAGAAGCCGCTGATGAAATGGCCCCAATGCGCCAGATTAAGATTTTACCTTTCAAGGAAAAAGATCAATGGGAACTTTGTCCCAAGTATCGAATTGGTAGATAAATGATAGATTATTTAATCTGGGAAGTTGATAATTTTTTAAATACTAACGAATGTGCTATTTTTATTGATAAACTATATTCAACGCATGATGGACTTGAAATAATAAATTCGGTTGGTAGAAAAGATACTTCATTGAGTGTTTTTATTGATGACGCAGATTTTAATAAAATATTAAATAGAATCAATACCACATTCGCTGATTATAAAAAACATTACGACTTACCGTTTGAGCATATCATACAAGGTAATGTGAAAATCCAAGAATCTATAACAAACGGAGGATTTACAAGATGGCATCATGAATGGTATGATAAAAATCCTTTGCGTGAATACAGTTGGATAATTTATCTTAATGATGATTTTGAACATGGTAACACTGAATTTAAATTTTTAAATAAATCAATTGAACCTAAGGAAGGAAAGCTTATAATATTTCCATCTAGTGTGTCTCATACTCATAGAGCTAATCCGAAATTGATCGGAAATAAATATATATTGACTGGATGGTACGAGTTAGACATACCTGCTATGCGTTAATACCTTTAGTAGAAATCAACTTTTTGGCCTAAATAATTACGTGTCCAATAACGGACATTGTACGAATTAAAAAGGCGTTAGTTAAAGTGAAGTTACTAAAAAGTATCTATAATGCAATCATCAGGGCTCGCATGACCAAGGCTCGTTACGACATTGCGATTTTCATCAAGAATGAATATCCAACCAATGCTACTGTTGAGCAGATTCAGGACTTGTTTAAGAGAGGATATGACTATGATGAAGTTGTTAAGCAATTGGTTTAAGCGGGATCCAATGTCAATTGAAGAGCGTTGGTTGTCACAATCAACGGATTTGGTTGATCTTGAGAATCGACAAAAAATGATTGCAAGGGGACAAGCACCCTGGCAGAATACCGGAAAAGTTTTCTGGTCATAATATAAGTAAAAGGGAGATTTCGGTCTCCCTTTTTTATTTAACACTTAAGGAAAATTATCATGCTGGAAAATCTTAAAGAATTATATATTGATGACGAGATGTGGGAAGATTTGTTCTACCATATTGGTAAGGAATTTGTCGAATTTCATAAAATTGAAAATTATAAAGAAGAATTTGAGGATCCTTCTAGTTTTGCAATGATTCGTGATGAAACTGGTGATGGTATTGGTTTCTACCATGCTGTTACAGATAGAATCTACTTGACTAAGTGATTAAAGGCCCTCATAATTGGGGGCTTTTTATTTAATGTGGAGTGATAATGGATTTTTACACTAATTTCACAATGGTCGGCAACAAGGTTGGTTTCCGTGGTATGATTGATGGTAAGCGGGTTACCAAGAGAATTGATTTTGAACCAACACTCTATGTTCCAAGCAAACAAGATACTGGATATAAAAGTATTAATGGAGAAAATGTATGTCCAAAGACATTCAAGAACGTGAAAGATGCCCGTGATTGGGTTTGGACTCAAAAGGGTATTGATAATTTCCAATACTATGGCAATGAAAATTTCTCACAGCAGTTTATTGCCGAAGTGTTTCCTGAAGATATTAAGTTTGATTTGGATAAAATCCTTGTTTACAATATTGATATCGAGGTCAATTCCAAGTCAGGATTTCCCTACCCAACTCAGGCACTTTGGCCAGTAACATCAATTACCCTTCATAACAGTTTCACTAATTGCTATTACACTTGGGCTTATGGTCCATTTACTCCAACATCTGATGATCAAATTTATGTCCATTGTGATGATGAAAAAGATCTCCTTAACAAATTCCTCAACTACTGGACTGGTTACTTTCCTGATGTAATTACCGGATGGAATGTTGATAAGTTCGATATACTGTATCTCTATAATAGGTACAACAATGTCTTTAATGATGATAAAAAGGGTAAAGAACTATCCCCTTTCAAGCAGGCAAATGTTCGTACCTACATTGATCGTTCAACTCAATCAGAAGTGACTGTTGTCAATCTGGTCGGTATTGAGCAACTTGATTACATGGACATGTTTAAGAAGTTTGCTCTAAAATATCCAAAGCTTGAATCGTATTCACTTGATCATGTTTGCCATGTTGTTCTTGATGAAAAGAAATTGTCCTATGAAGAATATGGTTCACTTCATAACCTTTATGAGGAAAACCATCAAAAATACATTGAATATAACATTCGTGACGTTGGCCTGGTCAAAATGCTGGACGAATATCTCAACCTGATCAGATTGTCCTTGACAATGGCATATAAAGCCAAAACAAATTATGGAGATACACTTGGTACGACTGGCATCTGGGATTCCTTAATTTATCATGAACTCCATAAAAAGGATGTGGTGATACCTGCCAAGAAGGATAACCATAAGGAAAAATACCCAGGGGCTTATGTTAAAGAACCGATGCCTGGTATGTACTCATGGGTGACATCGTTTGACCTAGCATCCCTGTATCCTAACCTGATGGTTCAATGGAACATGAGTCCTGAAACAATCATGTCAGGTATTGATCCAGAGATTACGGTTGAGGGGTGTATGAGCAAAATGGTATTGCCTGATGTTGACAAACAGTCAATTTCTGCTAATGGTGTTCGTTTTGACACATCATATCAAGGCTTCATTCCAAAAATCATTTCAAGTCAATATGCCGAACGTAAAGAAATTAAAGGCAAACAAAAAGCACTTGAACGCGAAAAGGAATTGTTGTTGGCTGAATTAACGGAATTGGAACGTGAGTAATAGCACCGGACGCATTGAAGAAATTAAGCAACGAATCAAAGATCTTGATGCTGAAATGATTGAATATGAGAACGCCCAAATGACAATCAAATTCTTTATGAATGCGTTGTATGGCGCTATGGGCAACAAATATTTCCGTTATTATGATCAACGTGTTGCCGAAGCAGTAACAACCACTGGTAAGTTAGTCATTCTTTGGGCAGAACGTACAATGAATAATGCTATTAGGGAGATAACGGGAAATAAGGATAAAGACTATATTATCGCCATTGATACTGACTCTTTATATGTTGATATGGAAGATATCATCAAACAATTCAAACCAGATAATCCTGTTGACTTTCTAGCAACTTCTTCCAAAGAACATTTTGAACCAATCCTAAAAAAATCCTACCAGGAGCTGTTTGAGTACACCAAGGGCCGTGTTAACCGAATGGACATGGACCGTGAGGTAATTGCCGATAAGGGCGTCTGGACGGCTAAAAAGCGGTATATCTTGAATGTCTTGGATAATGAGGGAACTCGTTATACTGAACCAAAACTCAAGATCATGGGCATTGAGGCAATTAAGTCATCAACGCCTGAGGTTTGTCGGGATAAGATGAAGGACTTGTTCAAGATTATCATGAAGGGTTCTGAACAAGAAACCCAGAAATTCATTAAGGATTTCAAGAAAGAATTCATGTCATTTACTCCTGAACAAATTGCATTCCCAAGAGGTGTACGTAATCTTGAAAAATATGCTAACCCAGCCACAATTTACACCAAGGGTACTCCAATCCATGTGCGTGGTGCTATTTTACACAATCATTTCATCAAAGAGAAAGGTCTGAATCAATATGAACAGATCATGAATGGCGAAAAGGTCAAGTATTGTTATTTGAGGGTACCCAATCCAATCAAGGAAAACATTATCAC